ACCTCATCTGGTTACAATCCTAACGCTATGAACAAGTTTGACTTGTCTGCGTACTGGAAGAATCCTGCCAATGCTGCTCGTAATGAAGCATCAAAGGCGTTGGCTGAGTTGCGTAATCCACGTAGCAGACCAATCGGGTTATGAGTTTAAAAGAGGGTTTAATTTGTCGGGGCAGAAATGCCCATCTTTAAGGAGTCGTTATGGCTATAGGTGGTGGTATTCTGCCAGCAACGGGGTCAAGTCAGTTTACTGAATTAACTTACGTTACCCGCAGAGCCTTTATTCCAAAACTCGTTGTACAACTGTACAACTCCACGCCATTGATGGCAGCGTTGATTGCAAACAGTCAACAAGCTTCAGGTGGTGTTTCTTCAATTACCGTCCCTGTTCAAGGTGCACAGTTTGTAAATGCTCAGTGGTCAGACTACTCTGGTTCATTCAACCAGCCTTCTGTCCAACAAGGTGCTTATAACGCTGAATACGACTTGAAACTGATGATTTCTCCCGTCCCATTCTTGGGTATGGAGGGTGCAGTACAGCAAGACGCAGCAATTATCCCGTTGATTGAAGCTCGTATGAACGATGCAACCAATGTGATGATGGACGCAATGGCAACAGCCTTGTACACCAATTACACTAACACTCAGCAGTTCATTGGATTGCCTGGTGCTATTGATGACGGTACAAACCTTGTCACTTACGGAAACATTAACCGTAATACTTACACATGGTGGAAATCTAAGGTTTACGCTGCTGGTAACGTCAATCCAACAAGACAAAACATTCTTCAGTATATTTCTGGAACAACTAAAAACGGTGCAGAAATGCCTTCGTTTGGTGTTTGCGGATTTGGTACTTGGACTTTGTTGGCTCAAGACTTTGTAGGTCAAGAGCAGTATGTTATTACCCCAGGCTCTGGCTTTGACGGTGATAACAACGGTCCTCAAGCAGCTTTCAGAGCGTTGATGGTCGCTGGTGTTCCAATTTATCCAGACCCCTATTGTGCAGAAGGTGCAGTCTACTTCATTAACACAAACTACTTGAACTTGTACATCCACGAGCAAGGTTCATTTGTGTTTACTGGATTTGAGTCTACATTACCTAACTGGCAAATCGGTTACGTTGGTGCGGTTATCATGATTGCCGAATTGGTAAGCGTGAAGCCTAAGTCAATGGCTAGGGTTTCTGGCTATAACTATTTATCACTATAAGGAGAAATAGTCATGTCATTAGGCTTAAACAAAATCATCCTTGCAAACGCAAGTACCAACACGGCAGGTGCATACTGGCAATTAACTACTGTAACGGCTAACAACGCTACAGTATTAATTCCCGCAGGTACATACCTTGCTTTTCCTACAGCTAACGTCACTATTGAAGCAGTAAATGCTTACAATGCCACAACCAATGTTGCGACATTTGTAACTTTGATTGCTAACAATACTGGTGGTGTTGTAATATCTGACGGTGTAAACGTCCGTGCAAACGTGATTGTCGCTACTTCAACTACCATGATACTGGCAACAGTCAATGGTGGTCAGTCAGTATCTGGCACTTACAACACTTAAAGAAAGAATAGCATGGCTAATCTAGATGCAGTAGCACAAAATACTCCAGTAAGTTTTGGCAGTTATGCCTTAGTTTCTGTAAATCAAGTGTCTCTTGGCTCTACTGGCCATGCTGTTGTCTCTTTACCAGTTCTATCTGGTGGACTTACCGTTGGTGGGTCTACCTCTAGTTCTGGTCAAGTTATCTTGAGAAGAATCACAGTTCAAAATGCAAATGCAAACGTGGCTTTAGGCAACGTAAGTATTTTGACTACAAATGATGGGAACGCCAGTAATGCGGTTGTTGCTGCCACTTTGTTGTCTAATTTGACGGCTGTCGATAAATTTCAAGATTTAACAATAGCAAGTCCGTATCTAGCTTCTACGACCATTAACGGTTACAACACGCAAGCTTTGTATGTGAAAGTCAATACTGCGGTAGCAAATGCCACAGTAGACATTCGTATATATGGTGACACGGTTTCGGGTTAATGGAAGACGTTTACGTTACCAACAACGGAGATGACACGCTGACGGATAGTTGGTGTGGCGTTTCCTATGTATTCAAAAAAGGTGTGACAGTGCAGATACCACCAGATGCTGCACAACACATCTTTGGTCACGGTATGGAGAATAAAGAATCTTATCTAGCTCGTTTGGGTTGGATAAAAGTTCATTCTGATTTACCACAAGGTATGGAGAAGTTAGCGCAATTTAATATTTCCGCAACTCCTCCTCAAAAAGACAGCTATCAACCCTCGGCTGTAGGCGTAGTACCTCTGCATGTTAAAAGACATGCGGGGGGAAAATCCTTGCAGAGGCAAGCATAAACTATGGAAGTTAAATGGCAACTCTCTCTTCCTATCTCACGGAAGTTCGTAGGCTCTTGCACGATGCCAACGGAGTATTCTGGTCTGACTCCGAATTAACAGATGACATCAATGATGGTCGTGAGAGAGTCGTTAGAGATACAGGTTGCCTTCGTACACTTACCATTTCAAATACACCAATAGCAGCAACGGGTGATGCTGCCATTGCTTGGTCTGCTGGTTTGGTTGTAACTTCTGGTCAGTATATTTTTAGTAATATCTTTACTTACCAAGTTACCACCTCTGGAACTTTGGGAACAACTGCCCCACCCTACCCATCTGTTTCTGGTGGTTTCCCACCCAGTACGGCTTTTGCCAATGGAACAGCTTATTTAACGTATTACGCACCTTGTGAGATTATTCCTTATTCAGCAATAAACACCACAAATCAGATATTAGATACGCTCAATGTCACAATTTATTGGGGAAATTCACGTATTCCCCTCAGATATTTGCCGTGGTCGTTGTTTAACGCACAGCTCAGATATTGGCAAAACTATGTAGGTAGACCTGTTTGTTTTTCTATTTATGGACAACAACAAATCTATATTGGTCCAGTACCTGACCAGAGTTATATGATGGAAGTTGATACGGTGATATTGCCTTTGCCTTTATCACAGAGCAATTCTTCTGCCGTAGACCCTATCAATGACCCGTTTACTACGCCAGTTGCTTTTTATGCTGCTTACAAAGCCAAGTACAAAGAGCAAAGTTATGGTGAGGCAGAGATTTACAAACAGGAATACAACAAGCACGTTCAGGCTGCTATTAATAGTTCCTTTACTAGACGTATCCCTGACCCTTACTCTAACCCCTACTAATCATGGCAGCAGCAGAACAAAAAAAGTCCTATGCCATCATTAAAGCTTTTAAAGGGTTAAACACCAAAGCTAACCGCACGGCTATTGAGAAAGAAGAGTTCTCTTGGCTTGAAAATGCTATGCCTATTGGTAGCGGTAATATTCGCATTATTGCTTCTCAGTCTAATGTGACTTATGCAAGCAATAGCTCTAATAACATTTCTACAACATCCAATGTCACTTCTCTTTATTCAACCAATATCAATTTAACAGATTATTTGGTGGCTTTTGAAGATGATGGACGAGCTGAATACGTTAGTTTAACAAGTACAGGTTCAGGAAATACATCAGGTAGTATTGCAAGTGCCAGTACTTTTAGTATAACTGGAGTCACAGGTGCTCAATATAAAAATCAATACTTCATTATTGGTGACCCATCTAAAGGTGTGTTTGCTTGGGATGGTACTAACAATATTCATATTGGTTCTGTAGGTTCTATAGGTATTACAAACCCAGGTTCTGGTTACTTAGAACCTCCTTCTGTAACTATTTCAAACCCTAATGACACGGGTGGCATACTAGCAACGGCTGTATCTACCATTACCACGGGTGCAGGTGGAGTTGGTAGTATCAATGTAACTGCGGGTGGAACTGGATATACGGCTTTGCCTGGCGTAACTGTTTCTGCACCAGATGTCCAAGGAGGTACGCAAGCACAAGCGGTGGCTACTATTTCTGGCGGTATTGTAGTTGCCGTTACCGTCACAGTTTCAGGGTCTGGATACCTTAGTACACCTTCTGTTACTTTTTCTTCAGGTGCAGCAGCAGCCACTGCGGTACTTGTCAAAGGTACGGTTAATAGTGTTTCTCTTACAAATGCAGGGTCAGGCTACACGGGTGCTATTACAGTAACCTTTTCTGCCCCACCTTCTGGAACAACAGCCACGGCTATAGCCCAATACAACACATTTGCTACAGGCACTTTATCTGTTTTAGTAACGAACGGAGGAAGCGGTTATGGTGCAAGCGGTTCTTTTAGCGTTGGCTTTGCTGGTGGCACTGGTGGCTCTGGGGTTGCTGGGACTGCTATTGTCAGTGGCGGTAGCGTTATATCGGTCATCATGACCAATCCAGGCTCTGGGTACATAACAGCACCCACAGTCTCTTTCACTTCTGGTTCAGGTACTGGTGCAGTAGGTGTGGTTGTTCTAAACAGCAGTCCTATTGTGGACGTAGCTACATTTTCAGGACGTACTTGGGTAGCACAGGGTAGAACAGTCACCTATTCTGCCTCTACTTCACCCTTTGACTTTACGTCTGTAAGTGCAGGTTCTATTACCTTAACTGACGAAACCTTACACGGCAACATAACTGCTATATTTTCAGCCAATAACTTTTTGTATGTTTTTGGTGAGGACAGCATCAACGTATTTTCAGATTTACGTGTTTCTAGCACGGGTGCAACCCTGTTTACCAACACCAATGTTTCCGCTTCTGTAGGTACTAAAAGGATTTACGCCATTTTTCCTTACTTCAGAAGCCTTTTATTCATGAACGACTATGGTATTTATGCCTTGGTAGGTTCTACAACATCTAAGTTATCTGACCCACTAGATGGTATTTTCCCGTTTATAGACTTCACCAAACCTGTAACAGGTGGTCAAGTTCTTATCAATAACATCTTGTGCGCTGCTTTTAATTTCTATATCAACAGTTTAATTACCTATGGACCAAGCCCTTCTAGGTTTATTCAGGCTGTTTATTTTGAGAAAAAATGGTTTCTTACCAGTCAAGGTGATGCTCTAAACTATTTAGCTTCTGTACCTGTTGGGGGTGTTATTAGTCTATTTGGTGTAACTAGCAAACAATTGTTTAAGTTATACGGGAATACTACGGCTAATATAGCCAGTTATATTCAAACTGCTTTAGACCCAATGGGGGATAGCATTAGAACCAAACAAGCATTAAAATTTGGTATTGAAGCAACTGTTGCTAACTCAGCCACTTTTACGGTCACAGTAGATTCTGAAACTGGGTCTAGTCCACCTTACACCTTGTCAAATAGTGTGATTTGGACTAACAATGTGAGTAGCACAATTAGTTGGACAAACAACAGTTCTGTAGTTATAGCGTGGTCTTCTCAAAACGGATATTATCTCTATAAGACAGATGCTCAACAGTATGGTAAATATTTGGGGTTGACGCAAACCAGTAATTCTGCGGGTTTTGTTGTCAATACATTTGAGTTTGAACATGAATTAAGAGTGAGGTTCTAACATGGCAGTTCCATATACATTTGCAACCGCAACAAGTGCAATTCCGTTATCTAATCTAGATAGCAACTTTGCCACGGCAATTACGCTTGGTTCTACGGCTACATATCTGGGTAATACCACAACAACCATAGCGGGGTTAACCCTCACCTCTCCTATTCTGACTACCCCTGCGTTAGGAACACCTGCTAGTGGTGTGTTGACCAATTGCACGGGTTACCCTGGTAGTGCAATATCAGGAACAATCAGTTTAGCAACCCAAGTAACAGGTACATTGCCTGTTTTAAATGGTGGCACTGGTGTTACTTCATCAACTGGAACTGGTAATGTAGTTTTGTCAACAACTCCTACTCTTGTTACGCCAATATTAGGTACGCCTACAAGTGGAACTTTGACCAACACAACAGGATTCCCCGCAGCCAATTTAGCAGGTACGGCATTACCAGCAGCCATTGTTACATCTAGTTTAACAAGCGTTGGAACAATTACATCAGGCACATGGACTGGGACAACAATAGCAGTTGCTAATGGTGGTACAGGACAAACCACTTATACAATGGTCAACTGTTAATTGGTAATACTACTGGTAATACGCTAACAAAAACAACA